CTGAAAAGAAAAACGAAGTGGGGCTTTAATTCGGCCCTTGTACCCCATAGTTGGTAACGTCCGGGTTAACAGGTCTACTCATTTGATAGAGCCTAACTGCATACAAAGTCCTTCCCACCCAAACACCTGTCACTACTCGCACAAAATCACAACCTAAGAAAATTATGTGAAAAAAAGCGTATCAATATGAAAAATGAAAATTGGAAAAGTTTGCCCGAAACGAAGTGGTACCACAAGCGCCGAAGCGCTCCGAGGGGTAATCACATTCTCTAGCAAGTCATGAAACTCGGTAAATCCGACTGTGATTCGGGCGCTCCTTGAGGCGGTTGCATACCCCGACACCGCTAAGCGGTGCCGGCTGGAATGAGCGGTACAGTACCTACCCATCCAGAGAAATGTAAGTCGTCACCTCCAGTGCGAGAGACGACATAAGTGGTCGTGGTCGACCTACCGCTAAAATAATTGCCAACAGCCAACACGGTAGGATTGGCCACGGTAAAAACTGGAAAAACTCCATTTGTGGAGTTCACCATGTGGTAAGGAGTAGCTCTAGCTAACATCCTGTTATAAGTTGGAAGCTGCACATCAATGAGACCTTCTTGCTGGGAAGGCGTCAATAACCTAATCCCAGAACGTGTCAAAGGAGCAGCAGTAGAACCAACAGAAACAACATTTCCACCACTATAGATCTCGGTTTGATATAAATCATCACCAGTTGCTCCATAGGGGGACAAAGTAAACCTCACACTACCAGTAGCGAAAACATAACACATAGCTAACCTTGCATAAAAGTCAGCCCACATGCTATCTCTTCTAATAGGATCAGCATTTGTAGCTGCCTGATCTGTGTAAGGAATAAGATATGCCCCAAAAGTTATGTTGTTCTTAGCTGGCACTGTGCCTTGAGAGCCAGCTGGGACATAATTATTAAACTTCTTAAGAAATTGCCTGTAGCTGACGATTTTCTCGCCAGCAGCAACAGAAGCTGCATCAACCAAATCTTGAGAAGGAGCACCAAGCTTAAAACATGGTGTGCTAACATAAGGATCAGCCATCTGGGTGACAGCTGGAATGTAAACCTCAAGGTCCGGAAAAGTAGGATAAGCGAACTGCAAATCATCATCTCCAGAAACTTCAACAATAATGCTAACAGTAGAAGGCACTGAGGAAGGAACTACAAGAGCATCTACAACATGCACTAATAAAGTCCCACTAATGCCAACACTACCAGCGTTATAAACCGGCAAATATAGGTCAGGCGATAAATAAGGAACACACACTTCAAATTCAGAAGTTGTGCGAACATCTACAACCTCCCTAAACAAATATTCAGTAGCAGTAAAAGTCGCTGCTCCTATAGAATAGTAACTTGGCTGGAAAGCAACAGAAAGCCTCCCAGTGTGAAACTCAGTCTTAACTAACTTAAAAGTAAATTTAACACCGCCTCTCCATTGCGAAAAATCTTTTGCCATCCAACCTATTGGAGGGTAAGTTGTTCCCTTGCCATAAGACAAATTCCAAACAGATGGGTTGACACCAGTTAACAAAAGCTGTGTGCCTGCATTCTTAGAAGCATCCCATGTTATAGTAGTGAACCATGCTTTCTGTTTCTTAATATAATCAAAGCTCATTTGGTCCTCACCACTTCTGCCAACACCAGTATGCTGTATAACCTGATTGTCTGACCTCAATCCTAATGGTTGAGCTGTAGACACAACATCAGATGTGGCAAAGAAAGGTAGAACATTGCGAGTGGTCCTCATAGGCGGTGACAACATGATCGGTTTTGACCATCCCATAGCATCAGCCGCATTAGACAATATCTTAGAGACCCAAGAAACAGAAGTGGCATAGGGTCCTATTATAGGAATTTGACCCACTATTTCCGTGGCCTTGGAAACACGCGCAAGAGCACCGCTAATCGGTCCCACATTCATAGCGTCCTGCTCTTTGTCAATTATGGACTTACCTTTAGGTGGAGCCATTTGATTGACAGTAGGAGCTCCTAAATCAATGTTCTTCAGGGAGCCCCACACTGTATAATACGCAATTGTGTCACCTGAACCAACGCCCAAGGCGACATAAGGCGCTATAAACACCTTACCCATGCCATGATAAGTACCAGTGGTTCCAATAACATTATGCGTGTATTGGCTCATGTAAGGTATCCTCAGAGTAACGTGAGTTTGTTTAGCTAGATCAATCTCAACGTGGGGAAGTTGTGTCAACACTTGTAAATTGGCTGTGTGGGCTTTAAAGAAGGAATTGTAAGCTCCGGAAAAGGAACCAACACCATTAGAACCCCCACTTGGGCACCAACCAAGAATGTATCTTCCTGATTGAAACCTAGCAGCATTGACCTGCAAGGTAATTTCAAAATCAGACCTAATTGTAAATATGCCTTGTAGTCGCGCAATCTTGAGACTACTAGCAATAATAGATGTGACATCAGCAGACCATAAGATGCCCGAATCAGTGGCTCCAAAAGATCCACTGGTCATGACATTTGGCCTCTCAAGGAAATCAATAATGGTTTGAGAATGGTCGACGGTGTTGTTCTTGACTAACTTGCTAATTAAGTCAACCTCTTGAGGTTGAGAAGCAATATATCCAAGGGTATCGTCAGCAAAGTGGGTAGTAGCGTTTGGGGACACCGAGGCTTCAACAGAAGCTTCAAATGTCCCGACCTTAACAGTTTCATCGGTATCGTTTATAGTTGTCATTGGTATGTTGGGTATTGGGTTAGTGACTGTTTCAAGTGGTATGAAGACGATGCACCAAGTCGGCTTCCCACCTGCCCAGATTATAAAATCCAAGCATAATCCATGGTCCGGAGCCGAACTACTTCGTAGTCCGTACTCTCCGGATGCCACTTCCCCCCATAAAAAGCAACAATCTTGGGAACCCAATAGGCAAAAGTCTCTTTGGGGTGTAAAGAGAGTTCCCTGATCATAAAATCCGCATTATCACGAGCAATTTTCTCAGTGTCATGCTTGCGCGACCAAAGGCCTGTTTCCAAAATGGTCTTCAGTTCAAGAGCAGGCATAAACTTATCGATATCGGCATGATAAACTGCCGTCCTTTTAAGGATGGTAGTATCTTCACGCTCAGAATATTTTTCTGTGACATCATCCTTCTTGTCAGATGTATAAACATGGCCAAAATCAGCCACGGCTTCGGCAATGGACTTAGCATTAAAATGTTCATATCCCGCCTTAATTGCCAATCTATTATCATCTCCAAGAATTTGCGATTTCACACACGACTCATAATCTGGCAAGCAGTGTATCTTATTATTATTAGCCTTAACCCATGCGTACCTCAGTAATAAATCAACTGCAATGCAGTTGCCTGGGGCTGTCATGCCATTGCCTGAGGGCCACGAGCTGTGCCATTGCTCCAAAACACGCCCACGCACATGGTATGAGTGCGCAAGACTCTCATATATGAGACTCCTAACTCTCTTTTCTAAAGGTTTTTCCCTATTGAACCAGGACTCAATAACTTCACACTCAGCCATTATCAACGTTGGAACTTTCCTTGCATCAAAAGCCGAAAAGTCAGCTGCGACGTAACGATCGCTACCTCCGTAAGCGATCATCCTTCTTTCTTCAGAATCCCAATCCGAATATGGATTGACACCGATCAAATAGTTGTGCGAAGCAGAGGTCTCTAATAAGAATCTATGAAATGGTCCAAAATATTTTCTGGTCAAAACGCCTCTTATTATATTGTCGGCAGAAATTAGGCGAGGTTTGTCCTTCTTTTCAGGAACACGCCTCTCCAGTTTCAAATTATCTTGGGCTATCATGAGAGGTGTGATAGAATTAAACATCATGCTCTCATAGAGGGAAACAGCCTTAAGCAACATGGGCATATCAGGACCAATTCTGAACATGCCTTTAGAATCATAAAAAGCAAAATTCCTTTTGGTCATACCCTTGGCATTTAATGGATATCCAATACTAGTAGAAAGGTCCATACCCTTATAAGGAGAGCCTTCAATGCCTTTAAAAACTTGGTCCATTGAGAGAGGTTCTTTATTACCACCCCAAGGAATTTTACGCAAATCATCAGACAAATTCCTGACGCAAGCTTTGAATATATACTCATCAATATTAGTAGGTGGTTCAACATATTTAGCTCTAGCCTGGGCATAATTAGCTGGACCACAATCAACAACAACAGTCTCACGTGGTTTATATTCGGGACCGTGGCCATGGTAAGGTATTATATTATTCTGCACCCAAGTTGAGGATTTGGGGTCCACAACTCCGACAAAGGTGCCCGTGTGAACACTCAAATCATACTGTTGATATTCAGCTTCTGGTTGATAATCATCTTGATTAATACCATCAATATCAGGAACCGTATCCTCATCTATAACAAATTCTTCTACGGCTCTATCATAAGCAACAGCAAGCATCTCTTGGGTTATGCGGACAGCATGACCAAAAGTGCCACTCCCAGCTGTGTGCATACCGACAATCTTGTCACCGTTCATCACAACGGCTCCACACGACCCAGCCTTAGTGGGAAGTCGATAAGTGATCATGTCATGGTGCTTAACCAGCCTACCATCAACTCTTACGTCAATGGTGGCGCCATTAGCAACATATTCGGGAACGGCTAAACCAGGAATAACGTGTGATCCTTTTTCCGGTTTACCCTCAATAATCATGAAAGCTTTGGGTGTCACAATGCCGATATTTAAGAAAACTTCACCAAACATATGGGCTGCTTCCTTGTCACGTGCGAAATGGCTCCACAATTTTCTGCCTTCAGCAAGTCCAGCGCCATCCAATCGCACCAGAACAAGATCAGTATCAATGCCATAATTATGGATAACCTTGATCTTGTCCATGGGTGTAACATATTCCTTTCCATTAATGTCTCTAATTATCCATTTGTGCAAATCATCCTCAATATTCATAGCACGAAGCTTATTTCTGTATGGACCAAGATAATGCGATGGGACAAGAAAATCGCGTCCCTCAACATTCAGCATGAAACCAGTAACACTGCCATCCTCAGTGACTATAGTAAACATGTTATTTCTAATAACAGGAGCTATCTCTTCATAAATCCTGTAATCGTTTTGCTCCACTTGGTTCTTGTGGAGCTTAACATCCCTAGCCCACTGTCTACTATGCTTGGTCTTGGTTTCACGTCTCCAATTATGAGATGTTCTAGGATCACTCTGAGTCATAGAGCCACCATACATGTACGAATAAGCTGCATAAGCAATGGTTAGCCCCATGAAAAGATACTCTCCATTGTGCATTACCCACCTCTTGATTGTGTTAATTCTATTCCAATATGGTGATATAAGCTCATTCAATTTTGCTTTTATTTGATTGAGCTTGTCAACAACTTTATCAAGAGTGGCATCAAACATTAAGCTCATGCCTCTT